TGCCGTTCGACAACCGCAGCTCCAAGCTATGCGCTGTCGTAGGCGCCGTGGTCGTGCGGAAGATGTCATCCAGCAGGCCGCCACCGTCGATCGCGTTCGCGTCCGTCTCGTAGTACAGCAGCGTCAGCGACCCGCTGTACGACTCGATGCCTTGCGTGTAGCTGCGGGCAAAATCACCGAGCGTTGTCGTTTCTAGTGCGTCGACGTTGCCGTCGATCGACCATGACGTGACACGCCCCACCTTCGCCCCGTCCACGTAGAGGGCGGCGTCTTGCCCAGAGTATTGACGGGCCATTGCGCTAAAGCCTTGTCACATCAGGCTAGCGGGGCACCGCTACCAGCTCCACCGAGACCGATACGATGCCCCGCGCCACATAGGTCACGCTCGGAGGGCCTGCGTATCGCCAGCTGCTGGCGCTTGGCTTGATGTGCCCGTAACTTGCCATCCCGCCATAAACCTCCGCAGGCAGGTCAAACAACCCGAACGTGCCGCGCATCGCTTCGTAGTGGTCCGTGATCTCCTTCCCCTTTGCCTCGAGCAGGTTCGAGAACGCCAGCGACAGCTGCTGCCCGACTGATGCGGCACCTTGCAGCACGCGCACCTCATAGCCGCTTGAACTGACAAACGCCGACGCCACCGGCTGCCCAGGCGTCCAGCTACGTGCAGAGGGTGTCAGGCTCGGGAACATCACTCGGTGCGCAGCATCTCCAGCGTAAGCAGGGGAACGTTCGTCTCATCGACGGGGAAGTGCTCGGCTGCAATGCGCACGACGCCATCGCCAACATCCGACAGCGACTCAACGCGATACCAGACGCGATCCGCCACGCCTGCACCCAGTGACGGCGTATTGCCCAGGCTGATCGTGATGACGTCCTGTGGTTTCAGCGCCCCAGCAAATGCCACCGTGCTGTCGATCACCACCGTATGCGTGATCAATTTGCGCCGTGCCAACACATACTTCCCAACCATGTGGGCATGGGCAGCGGTGGTGCAGAAATCCTCGGCATCAAGCTGCAATGATGGTGCGTCCGATGGCGTTGCCCGATAACGCACTTCCTCTGTAGCACTGACGGCATAGCTGGCATTCGCAGCCTGATTGCGCCAGCTCACCAGTGCCACCACGTCTGTCCGCTCAGATGCCGGGATGTAACTGCGGGTGTAGCTGCCAGCAAGAATCGTGGTCTCGTCAAAGGCCAGCCGTGGTGTCACCGCCGCCGTTGATAGCTGGTGATCGGCTGTGACAGGCAGCACGGGCAGCAGTGCAAAACGCCCATCTATCTGAGCAAACCGCAGCAAGAAGAACGGTGCCACCGCTTGCAGATAGGCACGCACGTTGCCGGCGCCTGAAATGACGCCATTGAACGTGAAACCCTGTGCCGCGATAAATTGCGCCGCAGCCTTGAGGCTGTCAAAGTCGACCAGCGCATCGGGGACTTTCGCGCATGTGCGCAGCAGGTACAGCACGACATCAGCGAAGCTGTCGCTGCTCTCGACAGTGCCTGTCAGCACGTTCTGCACCTTGACGCCATTGCGCACAAAGCAGCGCACAGCATCAGTGAAGGTCATTGGCAGCGACGTGTCCACCAACAGCTCGTTGGTGTACGACAGCTCCCGTGCGATCAGATGGAAGGGTGATTTGTAATACTTGTTGTCGGACCGGGTGTATTTGACCGTGACGTTTACAGGGCTAGGAAACGTCTGCTCAAAGCTCATCGCAGAAGGGTACGTAGGGCCTTCTGTGCCGGGGTGGCTCTTGACTAGAACACCATTGACATGTAACTCATAGGCATAGGTCGCCATAGCACCGTCTGCACCACGCATCTCAACCCGATCCAGCTTCACATACCGCGTGTTGGGCATATTGATTGTGTAGGACGGGTTAAAGGTCCCGCTGCGCCAGCTGGTGTTTTGAATGACCGTCGGGTCTTTCTTCTCAGTCGAATATAGGTAAGTCCCGCGTACAGCAAGACAGCTCAGGCCTTGAAACGTCCCGCCTTCGCCGCTAGAGATCGGCGCGCCTGAAATCGGGCTAGCACCAGCAGCTGTTGCCTTCTGGCCGTTGTAATAAACAGTGCCATAAACCGTGACGCCTGGCTTTTGCAGGTTGTCCGTGTATGCCGTCAAATCAAGACGCACCGTCGAGGGGGCTGAGAACCCGGCGCTGTAGTCGAAGCGGCTCTGATAAACGCCAGTGCTCTGTGCTTTCACTGCGCCATTCACCGTGACCTTCCAAGCGAAAAAGCGCAAAACGCCAGTCCCTGACCGCATGAGAAAGTTCTCAAACTTGATCGACGTCGTGCCAGTCACCGTCCAGGTGTACGTGGTCGAAATGTTCTGCTGCACATAGTCGAGGATGTCGCTCGTCGTGGTTCCACTGACGCCATAGTCAAACCCATCCGACACGTCAGGCATTCCGCCATAGCGGAACACGCTCAAGCCATCCTTCAGCTTTGCAACCGCTGAAGGCCCGCGGTACACATCATCAGTTGCGACGGCTCCTATCTCGCCATCGCTGACAACCAAACCAACGACAGCACCAATGATGTTCTGCCCCTGGTTGAACTTCACCCCGTACCGTGCCGCGGGCGGTGTCACCCATACCCCACCGGCGCCGTTCACGTGTTTGCCAAAGACAACCTGTATCCGATTTCCCAGCACCACTACACGCTGCGCCTCTGTCAGGCCAGCATCTGTCGTGCCAACACTGCCAGCCGTATCCTTCCACTCGCCTGTGTGCCAGACAGATGTTGCACCGGGCTGCTGCGGGTTGGTTGTCATCGCTTCGGAGGAGTACCGACAAGAACGGTGGTATAGACGCGCGCAGGGACCTGCGCTTCAACCGCATCGACCGCACAACCAATCGACAACGCAACACCGCTTTCTGTGATCTCGGCTCCCACGATCTGCCCGTAGTAGCCCGCGACCCGCGTCTTGGCTGTTGGGTTGTCTGGCTGGTAGCTGTAGCTGGTGATGACAGCCAGATACCGCTCCCGAATCCCGCTGTCCGCCAGGCTCAGCGTCTCTGCCGTCAGCGGTAATCCCAATGCCGCAGAATCTTCCCCACCATCACTGGTGGTGCTGATCTCGCCAACATTGAACGGGTAGAAGCTGTGCCCATCAACAGTCTGCCCTGGCCAGTGGTTCTGCCAAGCGTGCAACCGCGTCCCATCCGCCCGCTGCAGTTCGAGGAAGTGCGCTAGTCCGATCATCAGCGCAGCCCCACCGTGCGGCGCGTTGCCGGGTTAGAACGCAGCATCCCCAGCGCCATGCTGGCACCCTGTTTTGCCGCACTGGCGGTGGCGGACATCAGATCCTGCTGCGTCACGTAATTCACCCCGCCCATCTGCGTCACAGGCCCAGTGGTGATATTGACCTGTGGGTTCAATACTGAATCACCCCGACGGCCAGCAGCGTAGTTCGCCATCGCAGCGCCCATCTTGCTAGCAGGGATCACGTACTCAGCTTCGCCGCCTTCACCGATAGTGGCCAGCGTTGGACCAGAGACGTACCCGCCGCTGGCATAGCCAGGCACCTTGCCATTCGTTTTGTTGGCCTGCCGCATGAAGCCACCCATCGCTTCGTGGAACAAGCGATCAAACATCCCGCGATTGCCATAGGTTTTCAGCAGATCCTGCACAGTGGAAACCACGGCACGCTCGAAGACAGGGTCCTTGCCAGCATCACCGAAATCGTAGCCATACAAGCGGCCTGTCCCCGAGCCGCCTATTGATCCGGCGCTAGCGGCGGCTTGGGCCATGCTATTAGCGGCAGAACCAGCCGCACCCGCTGCCGCTTGCATCCCGCCTGCAAACTTCTGCGCAGCCATTGCCGCTGAATTAGTTTCATCGTTTGCCCTGCCCATCTGGTCAGCTGCATCAAGCGCCGCCGTTGCGCCCTCACGTTGATAGCCTGCAAGTTTGTTAGTCGCTGAAACAGCTTGATCGATTCGGCCCTTATGTGCATCAAAGGCAGCTCTGGCTTTGTTGGAACTCCCCGAAATGCCTTGCTCAGCTTGGCTCATGAAGGATTGGAAGGCAGACTTGACCTTATCGGCAGCCTTGGCTAAGGAATCTGTTTCCTTTGTTGCTGCGTCAATCACAGGCGGCAGCTTGCTGTACTGATTCACCGTCTCAGCAACGGCCTGCTTGGCTTTGTCCTGCTTCTGGTTGAACTCCCCCACCTTGTCATTGGCCAGGCCGAGGAAGTTCACCAGGCGCCCCACCTGCTCAGCGATGAACTTGAACACCGGGTTCTGACTCATCTGCTGCAGCGTCCCCACCACAGTGCCAACAATCCTCGCAAAGTTCCCAACAA